TATAGTATTACTAAATTTATCGTCTAAATCTTGTAATTGAAAACAAGTTACATTGTTTTTATCATAGGAACTATCAGGATCTGTCCCTTTGTCCATTAGATATAAATCTTTGTATTTGTCCCATTTACCGTCCTTAGCATAAAAATGTTTAGCATCAAAACCATTCCAATCTTTAAGTGATTCTCTTTCTACTTTACCTTCTCTTCCATTCCAGTAAGGTTTAATTAAATCAAGACCGTCAAATAATTTATTAGCTGGTCCATACTTAATTCTAGGATCTGGAGCATACTTAGGTTTAATATCATCCTTATTAATTATACGAGATAATTTATTAAGAACTCTATTTGAACTACTATTACCTTTGATAACAGATCTACAAGTGTCTACCCACTTTAAAAAGTCAGTTTCTTTCAATTGCTCTTCTACCATATCACTGGCTTCTTGAGCTGCTGCTAGAATTACACCTTTAATGTACTTTTTAGTAGATTCATTCCATATAACTTTCTCACGAGATGGAGTAACATCTACACCTTCTTGTAATACAGTTTCTG